CGCGGTCTAGCTTGCGCTGATTATACACCTAAATCAGTAGCAGAGTAATTACTGTCTTAATAGGAGCTAAAGGGGATAGCTACGGCTATCCCTTTTTTTATTTATGAGTAAAACTTTTACATTATCAGAATTTGAAGATGAAAGCCTAGATTATGTTATTGGAATGCCCTTAGAAGTAAAAAGAGATTATTTTCATAAATTAGTTGAAAGTTTTTATCCTAAATCTATAAATAGAAAAGAAGAATATGAAAGCTTGATGGAAAGTTATATGGCAAGTTTTTATGTTGAAAAGCTATATAGATCAAATAGATTTTTTAAAGAAAAATTTACTATGATATATACTAAGACAGGTTTAATAAGAAATATAGTAAATGATATTTACTTTGCCGACGACGACTTGATCACTCATTAATAATCTTAAGTTGCCAACTGCTTATATCTTATATATAATAATATATGGCAAAAAAATCAACCGAAATTTCAGAAGCAAAAATAAGGCAAGCCTTATGGATGCTAAAAAAGAACAAGACTAAAAAAGTAGTCTGTGACCATCTTGGTATTGCTTATAATACTAAAAGACTTCAAACAATTCTTGATAACTTTCAAATAAAAATAGTAAGAGAAAAAGAGCTTAAAAGAAAAGCCCGTTTTAAAAAATTTACAAATAAAGAAAAAGAAGAAATTGTTAAAGACTATTTAGAAGGTGGAGGAATAACACCTATTGGAGCACTTTATTATGTATCTCCACAACGTATCAAAAAAATTCTTATAGAAATGAATATTCCCTTACGTGGAAGGGGTAAGAAATCTGCTGCAAATGTCGAACATGTAGTACAAGATTTAGATGTAAGATTTAAAATAGGGGATAAAGTATTTCTTCCTAAAACTAGTCAATTTGCACATGTCCATGAAATATTTGATGAAGAATGGCTTGAAATTTATCGACATCCTGTTCGTCGTCGATATGTGGAATTATCCCCAATGAAAAATGCTAAAAAGAAATATGGGGAAAGTTATGAAGGTAAGGAAGATATTCATTGGAATATTTATTGGGAATATGAAAATGGGTCACAATGGAAAGAACAAGCAATAAAATACAGAATTAATCAAATCGAATCTATACTTGAAGAAACAGGAAGAGAAACATATAGTTTATATATAAGCGGCGATAATGGTCGCTGGGTTCAACAACATAGAGATAATTTATATCCAGTAGTAACTAATGGCAATTGATTTACAAAAATTAACTTTGCGTCGTCTTTTAGATACGCAGAGCAATGATTTATACTCAAAACTTCTTAATCAATATTTTACAGGTATCAACCAAACTTTGTTTGGTAAGGTACGAAGCTTTTATAAAGCTAATCTTCGTTTACCTTCAACTGAAGAAATATTATGTCTACGAAAAGATGTTGGATTACAAGAGTATATTGAAAATCAAATTATTACTGAAGAAAATTATAATGATACAATCGCAGATGAATTCTTAGTTGCCCAATTACAAGACTTTTATATAAGAGATGAAACTATATTTTTTTTAGATAGGTTTATTGATAATCTTGATAACTTTGAAAAAGTAGAAATTGTAGATCAATTTCAAAATCATTTATTAAAACTTAATCAAGCTATACCTTATGATGATGAACTTTATGATGTTGCAGAACTTGAATTTTTTCCTGCTGAAGATAATTTTAAAATTTTTCCGAGTGGCTTAAGTGCTGAATTTGATTCAGTTAATGGAGGTTTTACAACGCAAGAACTTGTATTACTTGGAGGTAGACGAGGTTCTGGAAAATCTATTATCTCTTTAAATTTAGCATTAAATAGATTTTTTCAAGGTAATACTGTTGCATTTTTTACAATTGAAATGCGATATAAAGAAGTATATGATAGAGTGCTTAGTATTATTTCTGGTGTTCCCTTTCTTGATATATTTAGAAATCAGTTAAACAACACACAAAAAATTCAAATGGCAACAGCTAAACTAAAAGCTTTTTATAAACCTCATAACATGCTAGGAGAATTAATTTCAGAATTAAATCGTACTAAAAATTTTAAAGAATTTGAACAAAAAATTAAATTACACAAACCAGCATTTAAAGAAAATCGTCTTTTTATGATTGATGATGAATCATTAACTTTAAATAGAATAGATCATTATTGTAATATGTTCACATCTAAATATCCTAATTTTAATATGAGCGTTGTAGATTATATTAATATTGTACATCATGATGATCAAAAGGATTGGAAAACCCAAATAGTAATTGCAGAATCATTAAAAAGAATTAGTAGAAAATATGATATTACTTTAATTTCTCCTTATCAAATTGATGCAACAGGCGAAGCAAGATTCTCTAAAGGAATTCTTGATGCAGGAGATAAATGTTTTAATTTCTTTCCTCCACCAGAAGGTGATGAGAGACAACTTGAAAATAAAATTACAATTCACACTACAAAAATGAGAAACGGTAGACATATGAGTTTTGATGTATATATGGATTGGGCTTGTGTTAAAATTGATCCTACTCAATCTACGTTAATTAATGAAAAACCTCATGCCGCAGTTAAATTTGGAACTGATAATGAAAAAGAAAGGTCACGAGATGTATGAACTTGAACAGATTAAAAATTTAACAGAAGAGAGTTACAAATATGGTTTCGTCACTGATATTGACTCTGAAACGGCGCCTAAAGGGCTAAACGAGGACATTGTTCGCTTTATTTCAGCTAAAAAGAATGAACCCGATTGGTTACTGCAATGGCGACTTAAAGCTTATCGGTACTGGTTAACCATGGATGAACCGACATGGGCCAATATCTCGTATCCAAAAATTGATTATCAAGACGCATACTATTACTCGGCACCGAAAAGTACCACTGACGGACCGCAGAGCCTTGATGATCTTGATCCGGAACTTTTGGCAACCTACAAAAAATTGGGCATTCCGTTAAAGGAGCAAGAAATGCTTGCTGGAGTTGCTGTTGATGCAGTCTTCGACAGCGTTTCGGTAGCTACCACCATGAAGACGAAATTGGAAAAGGTCGGCATTATCTTCTGCCCGTTCTCCGAAGCGGTTGAGAAATGCCCGGATCTAGTAATGAAGTATTTGGGCAGTGTCGTTCCTTACACGGACAATAAGCATGCAACTCTCAACTCGGCAATGTTCACAGACGGCTCTTTTGTCTATATTCCGCCAGGGGTCAGATGCCCTATGGAACTGAGTACATACTTTCGCATCAACGCCGAGAACACTGGACAGTTCGAACGTACTCTGATAATCGCTGACAAAGAGTCCTATGTATCTTATTTAGAAGGTTGCACGGCACCCATGCGGGACGAAAACCAGCTTCATGCTGCCGTCGTCGAGCTGATCGCATTAGACGATGCGGAGATTAAATATTCCACTATTCAGAACTGGTATCCAGGTGATGAGAAGGGCAAAGGTGGTATCTTCAACTTTGTTACTAAACGAGGCGCTTGCCGGGGACGTAATTCGAAGATTTCCTGGACCCAGGTGGAAACGGGTGCAGCCATCACCTGGAAGTACCCGAGCTGCATCTTGAAAGGCGACAACTCGGTGGGGGAATTCTATTCCATCGCCATCACATTCTATTCCATCGCCATCACCAACAATTACCAGCAGGCCGACACCGGCACCAAGATGTTACATTTAGGCAAAAATACAACGTCGCGGATCATCTCCAAAGGTATTTCAGCAGGTCGTGCCAATCAAACCTATAGGGGATTAGTTCGCATCTCTCCCAAAGCTAATGGAGCTAGAAATTTTACCCAATGTGATTCGTTGCTTATCGGTGACAAATGCGGTGCCCACACCGTACCCTACATCGAAAGCAAGAACCCAAGCGCCATCGTCGAGCACGAAGCATCGACATCCACTATCTCGGAAGACCAATTATTCTATCTCCGGCAACGCGGCATTTCAGTTGAAGATGCGGTGGCTCTGGTAGTCAACGGATTCTGCCGCGAAGTGTTACAGCAATTACCAATGGAATTCGCCGTTGAAGCACAGAAGCTAGTTGGAATTTCTCTAGAGGGTAGTGTTGGCTAAGCAAATGGAATTAAAAGAACTTCTAGAACTTCGAGGAATTGAATATAGGAAAACAAATAATCCTTTAGAAATTCTTATTTCATGTACTTCTGGAGAACATGAAGATAATACCCCTAGTTTAAGTTTTAATCTAGAAAAGAATATTTTTCATTGTTGGAGTTGTGGATTTAGTGGAGGAACTACTAAATTTTTAGAAAGTATTGGAGAAGTTACAAGATTACCTGTAGAAAGTAAACAACCTTATAAAATACAAAAACTTAGAAGTAAAATACAACAACTTATTGAATGTGATGAAATTAAATTACCAACAGAAAGACGTATGTTTACCAAACAATTTAAAGAAATTTCACCGAAAACTCTTAAAGAATTTCAAGCCTTTACAACTCAACAGTTACAGTTACAAAATTATATTTGCTTCCCGGTATATCAATTTGGTAAACTAAAATATATAGAAGGAAGATTAATGATATCTTCAGCAACCCAATCTAAATATTATCGACGTCCTCAACATGCCAGTACAATGGAAATTTTATTTCCCTTAGATAAAGTAAAAAATACTAATTATATTATATTAGTAGAAGGAATTTTTGATTTATTAAATATGTGGCAACTTGGATTTCATAATACACTTTGCCTATTTGGTGCAACCAACTTTAATAGAAAAAAATTAGAAATATTAGATAGAATAGGTGTAACAAAAGTAGATATTATGATGGACTCAGATACGCCAGGAACGTTAGCAGCAGAAAAGATTTCAGCTCTTTTAGATACTAGAAACATATATTCACGAATTATAAAATTATCTGCGGGAAAAGATCCAGGAGATTTAGGTTTAGAAGAAGCAAAGGAAGCATTAATATGGTAGAAAACATGACGCATGTAGTAGAAAATACCGATGTACAATTTGATATATTGGCGCAAACTGCATTAAATATAGGAAAAGGTAAGATTCCTGACAAAATGCTTATCGAATTAAATGCCTTATGTGATGAACTGCAAAATGATGAAACTAGCGAGCCTTATGATGACCGATTAGTAGGAGAGCTTAAAACAGGCAAACAACTTAAAGTTAATACAGAAGATGAAAAATTTAGGTCATTTAGAAAATTACTAAAAGATGGTAGTCATATTTATATAAATCATTTTTATCAATCAGCAAATAAAACTCCTGTACCATATCATTTAGAAATTAATGATGTTTGGACAGTTCATCAATATGAAAATGATTATAACCCACTTCATGATCACGGTAGTGAACATTGGTCAGCTCTCTCAGGTTTTGTACATCTTAAAGTTCCACCTCAAATTGCAGGAAAAAAATTAGCTGAATTAGATCATCATGGATCACATGGTGCTATGGACGGTGTAACAGCTCTTCATTGGGGTTCTATTTCAGGAAGAGAAATTCCAACTTTCAAATATCCAACAGCTGATTTTATTGTACCAGAGCCCGGTGTATTTTATTTATTTCCTATTTGGTTAGATCATTTAGTTTATCCGTTTACTGGAGAAGGAGAACGCAGAACTATTTCATGGAACATTAATGTTGTATGGGATGATGATTATTTAAGAAATCCTGTTCCAAGTACAGTTAACTTAAAAACTACAGTAGAAGAAAGATTAAAAAATGTCTAATCTATGTTTTGTTTTTGCAAGTACAGCAGAAAAAGAACCCTCCAAGCTAATTGGAAAATATTTTTCAGGGGTCACATTTGATATTAAATATCTTTGTTCAGGAAAAAAAGATAAAATACTTAAAAAAGATATTGATTTAGATATGACAGAACTTAATAACTATAAAGTTATTTGTCCTATAGGAGCAGAAAGCTTAAAATATACTGCGGGACTAACTGGTATCCAAAAATATAATGGAGTATTTATAGAAAAAAAGTACTTACCAATTATGCATCCTAATATGACAATATTTAAACCTCAATTAAATGATGATATTATATCAGCATTTAATAAGATTAAACCAATTCTCTCTGATGAAAATGTAGGTAAAGAAATTAAAAAAGATTATAAATTTATTGAAACCCAAAATCAATTAGATGAATATATACCACAATTTAATCATGCAGATAACCTTGTAGTAGATATTGAAACTACTTCTTTAAGATCAAGATTAGGAACAATTATTGGTATTGCAATGTCAACTTGTGAGCACCAAGGATTATTTATTTCATTAGAAGTTATAGAAAAAAATATAGATTATTTTAAAAATTTATTTAAAACAAAATTATGTATTTTTCATAATGCAAAATTTGATATTCAATTTCTAGAAGATATCATGCAATTTAGTTTTCCAAGGTGGGAAGATACAATGCTTCTTCATTATTGTTTAGAAGAAGCTGTAGGCACACATAGTTTAAAAGCTCTTGCATTACGATTCACAGATCTTGGAGATTATGAAAGAGAATTAAATGATTATAAAAAATTATTTGCTAGAAAAAATAAAATAAAACTAGCAGATTTTAATTATGGTATGTTACCAATGGAAATTCTTGCACCATATGCATGTAAGGATGCAGATGCTACTTTTCAATTGTATAATAAATTTAAACCTAAAGTTGATGAAAGTAAAGAATTTACTCAGTTATACACAACAATACTAAAACCTGCTACAGAAGCACTTAAAACTCTTGAACGAACAGGTGGTCCAATTGATATAGAACAACTTAAAAAACTAGATGAAGACTATCAAATTGATATCGAAGAATGCATTGCAGAAATTAGTCAACATTCTGTAATTCAACGATTTGAACGACTTCATAATAAAACTTTCAATCCCAATAGTACAATGCAATTACGTCAAGTCTTTTTTGAGATTATGGGATTAAAATCTCTAAAGAAAACAGCGACAGGTGCTGCAAGTGTAGATAAGGAAGTATTACAAGAATTAAATAATCCACTTTCTCAAGCTGTTTTAGATTTGAGAGAAAAATCTAAAATGTCAGGAACATATATCTCTAATATTAAACAAGGATTAGATACTGACGGACGATTAAGAAGTGGATTTAATATACAAGGAACTACTTCTGGACGACTTTCAAGTTCCGGTAATTTAAATTATCAAAATATTCCCCGTGATAATAAAGATATTAAAAAATTATTTAAAGCTAGAGATGGTTTTAAAATAGTTCAATGTGATTTAGGAACAGCAGAAGTTTATTATGCCGCTGTTTTAAGTGGAGATAAATTCTTACAACAAGCATTTATTGATAAATTAGACTTTCATTCTTATGTAGCAAAACAAATGTTTAACCTATCTTGCGAAATATCAGATGTTAAACAATACTATCCAAATGAAAGACAATATGCAAAAGCTATTACATTTGGAATAATGTATCAAGCAGGACCAGCAAAAATTGCAGAAACAGTTAATAAAGATATTATTGCGGGAGAAGAAATTTCTATACCTCAAGCTAAACAATTTATTAATAAATATTTTAGAGAAGCACGTTCTTTAAAACGATTTATTGAAAAATCCAATAGACAAATAGAAAATTATGCTTTTATATATTCACATTTTGGAAGAAAAAGACGTCTTCCTGAATCTAAGTCACCTAAAAAAGGTGTTGCTACACATGCAGTTAGATCAGGAGTTAACTTCTTAGTTCAAAGTGTTGCTTCTGATATAAATTTATTAGGAGTTATTGACTTAATGGAATGGATTAAGAAGAATAATTATGAAAATGATATATTAACTTTTACCGTAGTTCATGATTCAATTGTAAGTGAGGTTAAAGAAGATTTAATTGATACTTATATAAAAAGTGTTACAAGATGTCTTCAAACCGATAGAAATCTTTCTATTCCTAACTGTCCAATTAAAGTAGATTTTGAAGTAGGACCTAGTTGGGGAGAATTAAGTGCCTACAAACAAGTTCTCTAAAATTACCTTTCCATTTTTTGGGCTATTAAAAAAACCTTATGAAATAAATATTACTTTTGATAAAATTCAAATAAGGCGTTTAATATCTTCTCCCTTGGAAACACTTGATGATAAAAATCTTGAAGGAGATTTTTTTGCACGATTATTTCAATTAGAAAAACGTAATGATTTTAGTGTAACATGTAAAGATATTCAAGAATGTCTTAATTCAAAAGTAAAATGGGGACTTGATAAAAATGCTATTATTTATGATTTATCTAAACTGGAAACTGTCCCGGCAAAAACCGTTAAAATTAAATATGTAAAAGAAAACTTAATTTGGTTTTATAACATATCTTATCCTTTCAAAATACATACTAACCAAGATTTAAATTTTGATGACGAAGACGTTATTTATGGTAGATTATTATTTATAAATAATGAATGGTATTTAAAAGAATTTAGTATGTCGCCAAATCCAAAAAACTATGAAAGAGTATAAGTGAAAGCTAAAATAAAAACTATTAATATATCTGATAAAATTTATATTAAAAAAGAAGATGTTGAAAATATAGATGAATTAATAAGTCTTTATACATATGATAATATAGATGAAATTTTAACTACTTTACAGGAAACTGATACTCATTTTGTAGTACCGAGTAATTCATACCATAAACTTGAGTGGGAAAATGTAATAGATAAAAGAAAATATGAAGAAGCTAGTACAGAATTTACATTTAATGGAAAATTAAGATGGGAACAACAAGAGTTAGTAGATAAATTTTTTACTAAAGGAAGAGTAAGAAGTGGAATAATTCAAGCTCCATGTGGATGGGGAAAAACCTATACTGGGTGCAATATTATTGCCAGAAATAATATTAAAACCTTAATAATGGTTCATACAAAACTTCTTTTTAGACAATGGATTGAAGAATTAGATCATCAAATACCTAATATAAAAATTGGAAAAGTTGGAGATGGATTATTTGAAATTCAGGATATTACAGTAGGAATATATAAAAGTATATATAATAACTTATCACAACTTAGACAATCATTTTCAATGATTATCGTTGATGAAGCACATTTATGTCCCGCAGAACTTTTTTCTACTACATTAAATAATCTTAATGCAAAAATTAAAATTGGGATTTCTGCTACTCCTAAACGTAAAGACGGTAAACATGTATACTTACCTGATTATTTTTCACCATTTATAGTAGTAGCACGTGATCCTCGAAAATTAAATGATCCATCAGTAAAAATAATTCAAACTGATTTTAGATTTCCAGTAATTGATCCAAAACGAGATTGGGCACGACAATTAAATAAATTATGTTCTAATACTAATTACCACCAATTAATCGCAGAAACTGCGATAAAAATGATTGCAAATAAACGTTGTCCTCTTATTCTTGGAGAAAGAGTACAAATGTTAAAAGATATTAATAAACTTATACCTCAAAGTATATGTTTGATTGGAGAAACAGATGAATCAACAAGAAAAGATGTACTGGCTAATGTCGGAGGCAAATATAAAGCTATTCTCTCGACTAAGCTCTTTGATGAAGGCATTAGTTGTCATCGGCTGGATACATTGTTCCTTACTTGCCCTAGCAATAATCCTATTAAGCTTGAACAACGAATTGGTCGTATCATACGTGAACATGATAAAAAACAACTTCCAATGATTGTAGATTTTTGGCTTAGAAGTCCAATTGTAAATCGACAACAAGCCAAAAGATTGGAATGGTACATATCCCGTGAATATTACATACTTTAACTGGAATGAATTATATCGAATAGGAAGAGGGGATTATGCTGCAATTGTTATCTTGACTTATGCCCAAACAAAAAGGTATAATGAATCATTAACTTGGAAAAGGACATCACTTTTACAACTTCTTCACATACATCATATACCTGCATTTTTATTTCAACAAGGAACTCTTGATTCAATAAGAGGCAGTATTTACTGTAAATATAAAACTAAAGAAAAACAAAGTTATATATTAAACCCAAAAATATTAACATATAATGTTAATGCACAAACAAAAGTTTTCTATATTAAAGCGTTAAGTATGAGAAGAATATCAGAAAAAGTTAATTATATTCCAAGAAATTATTTAAATGAAAAAATTAATAATCCTTTTTTAACAGAAGATAAAGATTTTATTCATTTTAGATATGAATCTCTGGTCACAGAGAAACCCTAAACACAGAACTAACGTTCAACAAGGAGGATAAAATGGTTACATGGGATAAAGCAAAAGGAAAAAGTACAACGGGTCAACGTCGTGAAATACAACGTTTGACAATGAATATTGGAGATAACAAACTACGTCTTATAGGAGATGTATTACCTAGATATTGTTATTGGATAACTACTACAGAAGGACGTAAAATGCCTGTAGAATGTCTTGAGTTTAGTCGTGAAACTGAGTCATTTGATAATAAGGCCCCTAACCCTTTTAAAGACATTGATGAAGCTGTTTTTTCAGACAAACCACAGTTTTCATATGTGTGTAATGTAATTGATAGAGCAGACGGACAAATTAAATTATTTGACCTTCGCTCAACAATTTATAGTCAAATTGTAGATTATGCATCAAATCCTGAATATGGTAATCCAGCAGATCCTGAAACTGGATATGACCTTACTGTCAAGAAAGAAAAAACAGGACCCTTACCACAAAATGTAAAATATACAACTATTCCAGCTCGCTCAAGTGTTGCTCTTACAGAAGATGAATTAAAATTAGAATTATTTGATCTTAGTCGTATTTATAAACGCCAAACATATGATGAGCAAAAAGAATGGTTAATGCAAAATACAGCATTTTTTGCTGGCGATGTTGGTGATGAATTTAAAACATCAGAAGAAATTGATGATCTAGCGTGAAAAAAGCATTAAAAGATCTAGTAACTCCTAGTGATGATAAAAGCCCCGATGATGGTACTAGAAGCTTTGGGGCTTTTACTGAAGTAAAAGGAGAAACGGCAAAAATTGATTTAGAACAATTAAGAAAGCATGAAGTTTTTTTTGCGACTCCATGTTACGGAGGAGTAGTAACTGATCAATATTTTTTATCCATGTTTAAGCTAAGTCAAGCACTTATGCAACATGGAATTTCTTTTAGAGTAACAACGTTAAGAAATGAAAGTTTAGTTACAAGAGCAAGAAATATTTTAGCTGCTATGTTTATGGAAGGTACTGCATCTCACTTATTTTTTATAGATGCAGATATTGAATTTGATGTAGATTCTATAATGCGAGCACTTGCATATGATAAAGATATATTAGCAGCAGCATATCCCAAAAAAGCTCTTCCAATTCAATATGCTATTAATTTTAAATTTATAGACCCTAGCAAAAAACAAATTAGAGTAGAAAATGGAGCTGTAGAAGTACTGGATGCTTCTACAGGATTTTTCTGTGTAAAACGCCGAGTATTGGATAAAATGAAAGAATCATATCCAGAATTACATTATCGTAATGATAGTAATATTGATCCTAAATTTAATAAACATTGTTATTCCTTTTTTGATACTATGCATGATCCTGACGACAATCGTTACTTATCAGAAGATTATACTTTTTGCCGAAGATGGCAAAAAATTGGTGGTGAAATATGGTTAGATCCAAATACTAAATTAAATCATGTTGGAACTTATACTTTTGAAGGTGATCTAAGTCAAGTTGTTGGGATGGTAGATGCTCAACCGAGATGAAAATTTTACATTCCGCCGATTGGCATATTTTATTACATAAGAAAAAAGTTCCTTATGATTGGCAAATAAATAGGTTTAAATTATTATTTAAAAAACTTATTAAATTAGAAGAAGGATGCGATGCTCATATTATAGCAGGTGATATATTTGATAAAAAACCAGAAGCAGATGAAGTATGTTTATTTTTAAGTTATATTAATTCAGTTACCACTCCTACATATATAATTCCCGGTAACCATGAAGCAACAAAAAAAGGAGAAACTTTTCTTTTTCATTTTGAACAAGAAAATGCTATTAAAAATCCAAACGTACATATTATTACTAAAAATAAACGCATTAAAATACATGGTCAACCTTTCCAATTTTTTCCATATGGGGAAATGCAATTAGATAATTTACCACTCCCAAAGAGAAATGATATATTAGTTACTCATATTCGGGGAGAAGTCTTACCTCATATTACTCCTGAATATGATTTTGAAAAACTTCGTCCCTGGAAGCTTATTCTTTTAGGTGATTTACATTTTGCTCATCAATACAAAGACTATCCAGCTTATTATCCTGGCAGCCCGCTTAATGTAACTTTTGATCGTGATGATAAACGAAAATATGGTATTAATATAATTACTAAATTTATAGATGATGAATTTTCTTATAAAGTTGATTTTATAGATTTAAAACTTCCAAAATTATTAAGAAAAACAATTTCTGTTAGGGATAAAATGATATCCGATAATTTTGATCATATTATTTATGAGATTACAGGGTCAATAGATGAACTATCAAAAATAGAAAATTCTAATCTATTAGATAAAAAAATAGCTACTAAGCCTATTGAAGATTCAAAATTAAATTTAAAAAATAAATCCCTTATCGAAGAACTTGAATTATATTTAAAGTTTATCAAAATAAAAAATGTAAATGAAATCTTAAAAGACTATAAAGACCTAAATATAAATGTATGATATTTCAATAAATAGAGTATATTGGAAATATATTCAAACTAATACATTTATGCGTCCTTTAAAAAATTATTATTGTCATAATGAACTTCCAAGTTTAGGTTCATATATAACAGTACCTCCTTATAAAAATCATGGAAAAAATATAAAAGAAGACTACTTTAGCTTAGTGCAACAATTTGCAAAAAAATATAAAAATTATAACTTTGTTTTAGGAATGAGTGGAGGAATTGATAGTGAAGTTTGTGCTGAAACTTTTCATCAATTAAAAATTCCTTTTAGAGTATTAAGTTTACGTTTATTCAATGGTAAAAACGATTTTGATTTAGTATACGCAGCTAAATTTTGTATTGATAGAAAAATTCCTTATAAAATTATTCCTCTTTCCTTTGATAAATTAATTAAAGATGTACTTCCTAACGCTGTAAAATATGGTCAATTTACACATTCAATTAGTCAAGTAGCTCTTACTTATTTATTTAACTTTATAGGTGAAAATGATATACTTATAAATAGTGGACATAATCCAGATTTTTATCCCGCACTTGGACCAGGATGGTGGGAAGATAGCCCTAACTATGTAAAATATGCTATTAATACTAATAAAAAATTTATGACATTTACAAGTTTAGAACCTATATTTTGTCATTATATGCAACATTATGATAATACACAACCAGGTGAAAAAGATAATACATTTTTATATACAGCATATGATAATTTACCCTTTAGAATTAAATATACAGGTTGGGAAAAAAGCGCAAAAGAAAGTATAAATGCATTAACAATACTTCGAAAACAATGTAAAGAAGCTTATATGACTTTTCTTACATGGAGATCCCTTACTCTTAAATATAAACAACAAATCCAAACTCAATTAGATTCACATTTTCAAAATAACTCTTTGGAAAAGGATTGGTTAAAATATAAGTTATTAACAGGATTAGAAGATGTCAAAAATCATCCTTAAAAATCTAAAATTTTCTAATATGTTTTCATATGGAAAAAACCCTAATATTATTGATTTTGATAAAAGTCGTATAACACAACTTACCGCTCCAAATGGTAGTGGTAAATCCTCCATTGCTTTAATTTTACAAGAAATTTTATTTAATAAAAATATTAAAGGAATTAAAAAAGCTGATATAATTAATAGATGGTCAAAATCAAAAACTTGGTGGGCAGAATTAGAATTTGAAGTAGACAGAGAAGATTTTTGGATAGCCGTTGAAAGAACAGGTGCTAAAAGTACCGTAAAATTTGCTCAACAATTTAATTCAGACATATTAGATATGTCTGAACATAAAATTTTAGATACTTATAAAAGTATACAAGAACTTTTAAATTTAAACTTTGAAATATTTTCTCAACTTACCTATCAAAGTTCAGTAGATTTACTAGAGTTTTTAAAAGCAACTGACACTAATCGTAAGAAATTTTTAATTAATTTATTTAATTTAGAAAAATATATTAAAATTGGAGAAGCATTAAAAATTAAAACAAATAATTATGAGAAAGAATTAGCTTCTTTACAGGGTGAATTAAAAACTATCGAATCTTTTTTAAAAAATACAGAAATATCTGATAAAAAGAAATTTATAAATGTACCAGAAATAGACCATGAAATGGTAAAAAAATTAGCTCTTCTTGAAAAAGAACTTGAAGAATATGAATATACTTGTAAAAAAATAGATAAAAATAATTTTTGTATTAAAGAACGTGATTCTATCAAATTTGATCTCGCACTAAAAAAACCAGAAACTAAAGATTATTTATATGATGCGGTAGAAGAATTTAATAATGATCTGATTAAATTAAAAATACATAAAGAAAATCTAGAAAAATCACTTATTGACTTAGATACTAGTGATACGTGTTATGCTTGCGGACAATCTATTGATAACACAAAAACTATTGAACTACATTCAGGTCTTAATACAGATTTATGTGAAACTATATATAAAATTGAGGCTACTATTGAAGAATTAAAATATGCTAAGGATATTGTTGAAATACATAACAATGAACTTTCTAATTATTTAACAAATCAAGAAAATATAAAAGAATTTGAACGACTTATACAAACGATTGATGAGACACTTTCTCTAGAATATCCTAATTATGATAAACTTATTGAAAATGTAAGGATGACAAGAACTTTATGTGCTACAGATGCTGGGACAACTCAAGAAGCTATTGATCATAATCAAGAAGTTGGTATACACAATGCAAAAGTGGAGGCACTTATAGAGCAAAAAGTAGATTTTTCAAGTAGACAAAATAGTGTTAAAAATGATACTATAACTTTATCAAATAAACTTAATAATTTAAATATTTTAAGAAAAGCCTTCAGTACATCAGGTATTGTTGCTTTTAAACTTGAAAATTTAACTAAAGAACTTGAAAATACAATTAATCATTATCTATCATTGCTTTCTGATGGTCAATTTCAAGTTAGTTTTAAACTTGATAAAGAAAAATTAAATATAATTGTTTCTAATAATGGGATTGATACAGCTATAGAAACTGTATCGGGTGGAGAATTTAGTAGGATTCAAACAGCAATTCTTTTAGCAATTAGGACACTACTATCTAAACTTGGAGGTAGTAGTGTAAATCTTTTATTTTTAGATGAAATTACAGGTGTATTAGATGATGAAGGCAAAGAAAAATTAATTGAAGTATTATCTGAAGAAGAAGATTTAAATGTATTTTTAATATCACATGATTTTACCCATCCTTTAATTAACAAAATATCAATTACAAAAGAAAATAATATTAGTAGTATTCAGCAATAATGAGTTGTTCTGAATAACTTAAATGAGTTTAAGGAGAAATTAGTGCTTGCACCCGGAAAGAATCCGATTAAATTTGCTTTACGCAAAGACTTTAAAGAAAATCTTAA